CTTTTACATGAGGAACCCGATATGAGTTTTCAATACGACAGACCCGTCTTTGTAAAAGTCCCTTTTCACGGATCAGGGCGCAAGTGGGAACGACAAGAACATTTCCCTTGGAAGGAGTTATCTGTTGACGCAGAGACAGCGCAGATGCTCTACAACAATGAATACATCTACCATAACGACACCTTGGAAGTTGAAGCTAAGGTTGGCGATGGTTTAGAAGCTCTTGATGTCGAGGCTCTTGCTAAAGTGGTCAACTCCATCAACGAGAAGGTTAAGACTAAGACAACTTCCAATGCTGAGTTTGACCGCAAGAAGTGTAAGAAGTCTAAGATAGTTGAGAAGCAACGCGGACTGATCCGTAGTTGGCGCAGAACATATGGACAGTTGGAGAACGACTAATGGCTTGGAGCTACGATGAAGGTAACCTCAGTACAAGTGATGCACTTGGGCGTCTTAATGCCACACGGTTACTAATAGGTGATACAGACACCAATGACCAACAAGTGCAGGACGAGGAGATTTCCTTCGGACTAGCTCAAGCTAACAACAACGTCTATAGTGCTGGTGCTTGGGTGTGTCGTGTAATAGCAGCTAAATACTCACGCAACGTAGATAGCGAGATTAGCGGCGCTTTAAAAGAGAGTGCCTCACAACTACAAGATCACTATAACTCATTAGCAGACAACCTAGAGTACCAAGGGCAAAAGCTAGGTGGTCTTGGTATGGTAGCTGGTGGCATCAAGGTCTCCACAGTAGATGGAGTTAGAGCTAACACCAACCGTGTAAAGCCTGAGTTTAACAAAGACCAGTTTAAGATCGACACGCAAAACTATAATTACGAGTAGGGACAGGTCATATGAGGGCGTACAACTTGCTAAAACTGGTAGAGCGTTACGGCTCAGGATTGACGCTCGTAAAGACCAATGCGGGTAAATATGACCCTGACACTGGTTCCGTTACCAACACGACTGAGAACTTTATTTTCACTGGGTACTTCTATAACTCAGAAGAGGGAATACTGCTGAATGATGTTAGACGGGGTTCTCGTAGAGTGGTTATCCCTTACCTTGGTCTGGGGACCGAACCTGACGATGGGGATCAGATTACTGGGATTGGTGATACTGTAAACATCACCCGTGTGCAGAAGGTTTACAATGCTGGTACTCCTGTCTGTTATCTGTGTGAGGTACAGGAATGACGATAAAGTTAAGTTCCAACTGGAACAGGTTACCCATAGCCCTTGAGGAAATGGCCGAACAAGGCATAGAGGAACAGATAAAAAGAATTGCTGATTTCGCTGTGGACACAACCCTAAGCTCTAGGAGTAACAGGGGTAAGATGGGCGCAGTTGATACAGGTGCCTACATAACCTCCTTCTCCATTTCCTACGGTAGGGGTAGACCAAGGGGCAAAAGTTCCCGTAGAAAGAAAAGAAATAACCCAGACTTAGTTGGGTTGGGAGAGGTAGCAAGAGCTAACTTATACTCCGACATATCTAAGGTGGACCTTTTAGGTACGAGTATGGTTTACCTTCGTAATTCTTCTCCACATGCAGAGTTTGTCGAGTACAAACATGGTTACCACATCTTCGCTAAGATAGAGAGGGAGTTCAATGGCTAACATCCAGAGAGAGATTAGGTCAATACTGGAGACGCAGCTGACTTCTATACAAGATGTACCAGATATAGCTTATGAGAACGTCCCGTACAACCCCACAACTGGCACTAGCTACATAGAAATAACCTACCTTCCGACTTCCCGTAGGCCAGCTGCAAGGGGTCTAAACCCACAACAGAGGTACGAGGGTATCTTTGCCATAAACTGCTATGCCTCAGAAGGCAAAGGCCCAGCTGTAGCAGAGACCATTGCAGAGAACGTAATGACTGCGTTTGAAGCTACTACATCAATGACCACAAACAACATAACCGTATCCATCGACTACTCTGAGGTAAGACAAGGTTTCCTTGATAGCCCTTGGTTCGTAGTCCCTGTTAATATCGGTTGGTATGCTTATAACTAATTCTTAGGAGAATACAATATGGCCTTTGCACAGGGTTCACGTTCCAGTCTGTCGTACATCGTCGAAAGTACATTCGGTATGACACCATCTGGTAACTTCAAAAACTTACCTTTCACTACTCACTCTCTGAATATGACTAAAGAGCGTGTTTCTGGTACTGACATCAACGCTGATCGTATGTCCCGTGTGGACCGTCACGGTAACCGTCAAGTAGCTGGCGACATCGTTTGTGACCTTCGTGACACAGACTTCGACGACTTACTTAGGGCTGCTATGCTGGATGCTGGTGATGCGGGTGATCCGGTAGACTGGAACAATAACATCATCAAAGTTGGCACTACACCCACTTACTTCTCTATCGAAGACTTTGCAGATGACATCGACCAAGCTCGTTTGTTCACAGGTTGCTCAGTAAACACTTTGTCAGTATCCCTTGCACCTAACGCAATGGTAACTGGTACATTTGGTATTGTCGGTAAAGATATGTCAATCTCTGGGACACCGAAAACACAAGTTGCTGCCACAGGCGCTGCACCTTTTGATGCTTACTCAGGTGACTTGGAGATCGGTGGATCAGTCGCTGCTATCGTTACAGCAATGGACTTTACACTGACTAATGGTTTCGCCCCTACATTCGTAGTTGGTGACGACAGCGCACCTGCACTTGAGGTTGGTGATGCAGTAGTCGAGGGTACTATCTCCGCTTACTTTGAAGATGACGCACTTATAGACCGCTTTATTGATGAGACTGAGACTTCCTTGAAGGTCACTGTAGGCGACAACGCTGGTACACCAAACACTATGGAGTTCCTATTCCCACGTTGCAAGATCAACTCTGCTGACGTAGGTGTAGACGGGCCAACAAGCCGTATTATATCACTGTCATTTGTCGCACTTCGTGACGATGCTGGTGGCGGTACAGGGACAAGTTTACAAATTACACGCACATAAGAATCCTGTAGCTGCAGGCGGGGAGTGTCGGTGTCGGGTCTGACGCTCCCCATTTTTTAACCCGACATAAAAAGGAACCCGATATGGACTTAAAAGACCTGACCCCGAAGAGTGAAACAGTTACAGTAGAAGTAACCCATCCCAGCACTGGAGATGTACTACTTAACTTAGATGAAACTCCCATGACAGTTACGGTGTACGCACCACACTCGAAAGAGTACAAGGCTTACTCACACGCACAGACTAACAAGCGGTTGAAGAAAGCTCAGACAAGCAAGTCTCTCGAATTTACATCGGAGGAGATAGAGCAAACAACCCTTGATCTTCTCGCTAGTGTCACTAAAGAGTGGAACATCACTTACGACAACGAAATGCCAGAGTTGACTGTAGAGAAAGCCAAGCAAGTCTACGACGAAATCTTCTGGTTGAAGGACTTAGTAGAACTAGGTGTCGGTGAAGCTATGGATTTTACGAAGCTCTAGCACTGCAAATGCTTGACTGGGCTGAGGACTTCTTTAGGCTCAACAAAGCTGGTTCTGACGGTGTGACAGAGCGAGAACATCTTGAACAAGTATATAAGCAGACTGGAATAGTACCGAAGGGTTTGGAACAGGAAGTAGACTTCCCCCTTCACTTGGAACACATCTGGTCTGCCTTCATTTCCATTAGTGGGGGCAGAAGTATGGGCTTCTCTGGCCCTAACCCCATAAGTTATGAACAAATCAAAGCATGGAAAGAACTAACCTGCAATACACTTACCCCTTGGGAGGTTGAGCTAGTTAAGAGACTTGATGCCGTATATCTAGGAGTTGCGAACAGTGCAGGGTGAAGTACAAGTTGGCCTTAAGGTCAAAGGCGTTAAGGACTTAAAAGAGGCTAATAGAGAGCTTCTCAAAACTAGAGCGGCAGCTGGACTTGCGGCCCATCGTACTAAGAAGTTAGCAGATAACTTTGACAAAGAGTTAGGCCCAGCCTTGCGTGAAGTAAACCGCAAGATGAAGCAAAACCTTGTCTTACAACAACAGAGTCAGAAGGG